TGGCATCGCGCAGGTTGGCACCGCTCAGGTCGGCATCGCGCAGGTTGGCACCGATCAGGTAGGCACCGCTCAGGTTGGCCTCGCGCAGGTCGGCACCGCTCAGGTTGGCACCGCGCAGGTCGGCACCGCGCAGGTTGGCATCGCGCAGGTTGGCACGTTTGGCAATTGCATCAATTACCGCGTCCTTGATGGTCAGCGCGGCAGACGTGAAAATGACTACATCGTACAGATTCTTAATGTCCATTACTTTCTCCTATCTCCCGCCGGGAGCCGTTTCAGGCCGCTGCGGGCGTGTAGGCCTGCGACAAACACACAGGCGAGTAAGGTGAGCAGGGCGCCGAACGCACAGCCAAGCTGGGAGGATAGCGGGTCTACCACGGTAAACCTGCTTTCTGGGTGTAATGCACGATGGCCCAAATAACAGCCGGAATCCAGAACAACAGCGAGAGGGCCACGGCGCGGACTATGCCGGTCCCGTGCTGCCGATTGTCGGGCCGATGCCGCGCGCCGCGCGCGCCGGTCGAGTCCGCACAGAGGGTGTCTGGATTGCCAGAGCGCACGCGGCCGGTCTGGTCGGCGCCGGTGTGCATGAGCTCCGCGGCCATCTCATAGCATGTTTCGTCCCACTCCTCATCTGTGACTTGGAGCGCATCCCGCATGTCGCGGATGATGGCCTGGGCCTCGGCGCGGTCCTGGGCATTGGCGGCGTCCACGCCGGTGCGGTCGATTACCTCGCACGAATAGCGCAGCGTCAGGCCTTCGATATACGTGGTTTTCTTCATGCGGTCACGCTTTCAGATTGCAGGTTAGCCGATTCGCCAGCGTGGATGCGACCGTAGCAGTTGCAGGTGTGCTCAGTTCCGGCATGGCCGCAAGGGTGATACTTGCCGGAGATAATCCACGCCTGATTGCGGTAGTCAAACCCGCAACCCTGCGCGTCGATGTCGATGCCACGGTCGGATGCTGCTTTGATTTGAGCGGGAGTGAGAATCATCGGTCTAGCCTTTCAGCCGGATAGGCTCCGGCGGGCCGTGGGGTGTTAGTTGTCCTCATCCCATCCAACCCATTCAGGGTTTTCAGGTGAGCGCTTGAGGATGCCAGCGAGGTCAAGATACTTTACCGCCTGTTTCAGCGCCTCAGCTTCCGTTGGGTTAGGCGCGCTGATATCGCGCCAGAAAACTAAAACAGAATCCCTCACGCTGAGGCTGGTTGAATCGATCAGTTCTTTTGAGACTTGCTCGGCAATTTCGTGCGCGAGATCATCGAGAGTTTCACGCATGGCGCTCTCCTTTGGTTTCTTTCTCGTGGGTGATGTATTCGGTGAGAATTGAGTTGACGTGTTGGATCAATGTCTTATCGGCATCGATAGCGGATTTCCTTAACTCCCGATGAAATTGCGCTGGCAGTGTGATGCGAATATCCACACCCTCAGCCAGTGAGCCACCTATCTCGGCATGACGTTGACCATGATGCGTCGGACAATGCCACACCACGTCGAGAGGCTTGCTGTAATCCTCGTGATGGGCAAGCACCCTCTCGGTTGTGCCACAAACAGAGCATGGCTCACGTCTCAACCGCCCACTAGCCAATGCTTTTCCAACGAGAGCATGAGCGTTGGTTTGGATAGATTTGCGCACCCTTGGGCGGTCCCAAAGAGGACTTTTACAGTGGGGACAATTCTTCGGTCTGCCATCAACTCGCGATTCCCATTCATGGTGGCATCGGTTACATTGCTTGGTCATAGTGTTGCAATGATAATACTATCCTCATCACAATTACAATAGGCACCACAAAATAACGTGACATCCATCACAAAACCGATCTAAACTATTGATTGCAAAGCATACTAAACAACAGCCGAAAGCATAAGCGTACTCAACTGCTCACTTGACACGATCAAAAGCACCGGTTACCGTGCAAATTAGTGTCAAACCACAGGGGAGGAAAGGTGGGGCTGTACTCCGAGTGACCCGCCAGCGGTTCCAATGTAGCCACCGAAGTTTATGAGTTGACAGGCTGAAAGTCGAGCCGCTTACCTGTCAACTGCCCTGGTCCGAGGCACTGAATATCGGATCCCCAACAGGCTTCCCTTTAGCCACAGCTATCTTCAATCCACGAGGACTATGGCGACAATCCAGACAACTCAGACAGGCAAAGCGGTCAAGACCGAGGTGCGCGGCCGTGTGTTCAGGTATAAGCCAGTGGCGCCCAAGAGCAAGGAGCGCCGGCGGGTGTGCGTGCTGTCGAGCTGGGCAGGCGCCATGCTGGACAGGTGGGGAGTTGACCAGCCGTGCCATGGTCCCAGGTGTACACATGAGCACCAGACGCGCGAGGCTGTCGACGTGCTGGTGCGCGATGGGGTGCTGGAGTACATCGGGACTGGCCGCAATGTGGCGACGTACTCGTATGGCAGGGTTTGGCGTGGGATGCCGAGCGGGCCGGGGGGTAAATCAGCCATGAGAACCATGCAATTAGTTTGATGGTTGCAACGTGCTCACTTTAAGGTCACTTACGGCAAGACACCCATAAAACACGTTTATTGGCAAAAAACTAGGCCCTACAAGCCCCGTAGAGCGATCGCTGACAGGTTGGTGGGGCTACTACATGGCAGAAATGAGGAACATTTATGAGTTGGAATGTGAGCAGTTCAGGAACGCCGGCAGAGGTTCGTGGGCGGTTGTCCGAGCAATTTAAGGGTCCATTGGCCGAGAAGCCGGCGGGCTTAAGTGACGATGGAGAACGCCAAAGCGTTCAACTCGTTTCGGAGTTGATTGAACAGATACTCTCAACCATCGACCCAGAGAGACCTGTCACCGTTTCTGCACACGGACACATGGGATTTGTGGATTGGGATACAAAGACGGGCGCATTTCAGAATGTGAGCATGTCGGTCACGTAATCAATGAATCTCAAAGACTACCCGCGATGGGATGAGCCAGACCGCGAGCCGAGGCTCTACCGGCGCAATCGGCGGATCCGGCTGGGCAGGATGCGGGGGTATCGGGCGGTCCAGGTGGCGAGGCGAATGTGGTTTGTGACGCTGACGGCGACCGAGATTGACCCCGAGGAGCTCGGCAGGTGCGAGCGGTCGGCGACACTGACGGCAACCAGCCGAGAGTTCTGGATACGCAGCCGGCGGCGTGCACGAGCCCTGGTCGAGCACGATCAGGCGATGGGTGGGGCCGGCACGATGTACCCGGTTGAGTATCGGCACTGCGCGGTGTGCGGTCGGCTGTTGTTGGGACCGGAGGCGCACGAGTATCGGCTCAAACAGTTGGGGACGGTGCGACACTGGCATTACGAGTATGGGCCAGCCTGCAACCTCGACTGCAAACCTAATGGACGTGGGCCAGGTGGTGCACATCTAACGTACAAACGAAAGGACAAAGCAGTATGAACAGCAAGAACCAAGCAGAAACCCTGCAAGAGAAGGTCGCGGCAATCGCCAACGAGCCGGTTGCAACGTCGATCTCCAACCTCCAGGCCGAGTATCTGGCCATTGGCAAGCGGCTGCGCGCGCTGTCAATCCAGGTCCACGGCTCAGTGCTCAACATGCTTCAAACTGAATTCCAGCTGCGGCAGGATGAGACCAAGAACGCGATCTCCGAGTACCAGCACCAGGAGCAGATCAGGCGTGAGGCGGCCGCGGCTGAGGCTAACGCCAAGCTCGAGGCGGAGCAGGCTGAGATTGCCGCGGCCAACAAACCCAAGCTGGCGATGGTAGGCGGCCCCGCAGCTGGTGGACCAGTCCAGTGATCCGCTACCGCAGTTGGGTGTGGGACGCACAGGTAGTCGTCAGCGCTCTAATCCTCGCACTGCTTGTGCTCCTGCTCTCCAGCATTGGACATTGCCAGACCTGCGTAACCAATGCGCAGGTCACACTGGCCGGCAACCTCAGATTATCGAACGGCCTGCCCGCCAAGAACTACAACATGACGCTGACGCCGACCCAGCAGGGCTATATTGCGGGCTGCGGTGTCAACCTCGGCATCTCGAGCGCATGCGCAACCTCGACCGATGGCTCTGTTGTAGGTCTGCCCAATCCTCTGACAGCGACAATCAACACATCAACGGGCTCAGGATCGCTCGGATCGGGCGTCTACTACACCGTATACGAGTGGTATGACGCCGCCGGCCACGTTACGCTGGCCAGTCCTGAGACCATCGCATCGCTCAGCGGGTCAGGATCCCTCGTGGTCAACCCTCCAGCATCCGGGATGCCATCACTTGCCATAGGCATGGACGTATTCATCGGCACCTCCTCCGGTGGAGAGACGCTCCAGGGCCAAACAACCGGCTCAGCGTCATTCGTCCAAGCCGCGGCCCTGACTTCCGGCGCATCCCCCGCGTCGACCAACACCACACTCTGCCAAGTCATCGCCAATGACACCATCTGGCCCACCGGCACCGGATACAACGTCAACCTGACCGACTCCCGCGGCAATCCAGTGCCCAACTATCCAATGCAATGGCAGTTATTGGGCGCCGGGACCACGATCAACCTCTCGGATGGGCTGCCGTACTACCACGGCGTCGTTTTCTATCCGGTGCCAGTCCTGTCGCAGCCCGCCAACCATGGCACGCAGTCGATCTCGGGTGGGCTCAACCTGTCCGGATACTTCCTCTACAATACTGGCAGGGTCGGAGTGGGCACATCGACGCCGGCATGGGGACTAGATGTCGAGGGTGCCGCGGCGAATGGGGCTGTGAATGCCAATACCGGCTATCGGGTCAATGGCTCAGGCGGCACGCTCGGCCAGGCCTTGTGCTCCGATGGGACATATCTTGATGCTTTCTGCACGTTCCTGACATCACTCCCGACGATCTACTACCAGACGGTGCAATCGAACGGCACCAACCAAACACAGCGCTCCAATCTCAACTTCTCGAGCGCGTTTGCGCTTACAGACTCTGCAAGTCCATCCCGGAGCACGGTAGATCTGGCCACCACGGTCACTCCTGCAACATGCGCTAACCCATCCAGCGTTGTTTACGACGCCTATGGCCGAATCACGAGCTGCACCGCCGGAACCGTGGCGCCGCGCAAGACCGTTGCTCTTTGGAACGGTGCATCGGGCGTCATGGTAGACGACAGCGAATCTGGATCGGGCTATCTGAGCGGGGCTATCAGTTGGGGAACCACGATCACAGGAACCTACTACGTCAACTGTTTCACGACCGGTTTCCCGAGCGGATCAACCATCGGTCAACGGGCCGGAGTAACCGCATTCGGAACTCCGATAAGTGGCACCACTTTTAGCTACGGCGTTGAAATGTCGGGATTATCTGCGGGGCGCGGTTATACCGTTCCCTCGGTGACCTGCATCGCCATCCAATAACCTCAACTCTTCACAACCTAAAGGAGTCACATCGCCATGCGCAAAATCTTCCGTGCCCTTCTCTGCGCGCTTGCAGTCCTCGCCCCGTGCGGGATGAGCTTTGCGCAAACTGCCACCACCCCCTACACGTCACCCTGGTACTTGGCCACCAGCTTCCAGCTCTGGTCAATCAACGCCCAAAGTCCTAATACGTACATCTTCCAGGGCCGCAGTCTTTGCAGTTCCCAGGGCCAGAATGTGCCGTTCTTTGACTTCAACACCAACGCCCCGGTGTGGATTGCAGACGCCAACACGGCGAACAGTGAGGTCAAGACGCCATCAGCCATCGTCAACACGGCCGGCAGTTGCGGTGTGACCATCGCGCCGAGCAACAATCACTACAACTTCCAGTTGAGATCTGGCACCGCGGGGCTCCAGGAGGGCATTGACGCTCTCGATGGACAGGGCGCCTGGCCAACTCTGCTGATCCTCGACAAAAACTGGTGGTCGCTGGCCAATAACATCCCGAGTACCTATGCGACAGCGATCCTCGGGGCGGCTAAGGGCGACTACACCGTACTGCTCGAGGACATCACGACATCGCCGGCCACATTCTATGTGTGGTCTGGGAGTGCCTACACCGCAACCAACGCAAATTTGAAGAACACGGCGCCGACCATGGCGTGTGGAGCGGCAGCCGGCGGCAGCCCGACCTGCTCGAATGTCAACGGAGCAACCGGAATCGTCGGGACTGCGAATGTGCTGACAGGCACATCGCCAACAACCGGGACCATCTTTACCGAGACATGGCCGGCGGTGAGCGCGGGCGGCCCGCAGTACGATGGCACCTGCACAGTCAAGTCGAGCGGAACCAACCCGTACACCACGTTCACTGTGACCATGAGCGACACCGGCTCAGGCACCACATTCCAGCGCATCATGACTGTGGCCGAGGCAACAGCGCCCCAGGTTGCGGCCACTCAGTATTATTTCACCTGGACCTGCAAGTAACCGACTTCGCGCGGGCTGCGCAACCGTGCCGCCCATTGATTACTGAGGGCACTTGAGCCCGCGGCCCGCTCGATTCGATTTCAAAAGGAGCATCATTGCCATGAAAAGATCAGCTTTGCTCGCAGCGTTTCTGGCATTGCCATTGGCGCTCGCTGCCCAAACCACCAACCCAACAGCAACCGTGATGCAGCCGGCCAACGGTCCCGCCGATGTCGCCGGACTGCTCTACGCCTCAAACTTTGCCCATTGGACTGCCTCACCAACCCCAAGTGGCACACGGTGGGACAATCCAGGTCAGTGTTATGCCACTTCTGGCGGCATCGTCTTCCCGATGTTCTCAACCACGGCGCCCATTACCATCGTTGATAATGGCGTGCCGTCGAATACCGAGACCGTAACGCCCAGCCTGGCAAGCTACAACGGCGGCGGCTGCTCTGTCTCCCTCCCGGCGACCCATGCGCATTCGAATTACTACCTGAAAAGTGGGACTCTGGGGCTCCAGGAGGCACTGAACTGGATCGGCTCAGGATATGGAGTCGTTGTGGTAACTCCGGACTGGGTTGCCATGGGCGGCACTAGCGGGATGATTACCGCAGCGACGGCCGGGACGAATACCACCATTCTCGATCAGCGCAATTCGACCGCGATTGCCTACACCGGAACCACGCCAGCGTCAAATGCAACTGGAAGTGGCAAGCAGGTTCTGGCAACCAGCCCAACTCTCGTAACTCCAACCCTCGGCGCGGCCACGTTTACCAGCCTCACGTCGGCTACCAAGTGCGCGTCGTCGGCATCTCCAGCGGTTTGCGCCGCGGCACCAGCTGGATTCGTTGTTGTGGCGGCTTCAGGCACAACGGTTGTGGTCAATACGACAGCGGTAACAGCTAACAGCGTGATCGTGCTGCAGGAGGATTCATCTCTTGGGACGGCTCTGAGTGTGACATGCAACGCGACCCCGGCAAGTGCACCCTCGACCGTCAGCGCGCGCACCGCGGCAACCAGCTTCACCATCACCACGACGACCCCAACCACAAACCCTCGCTGCTTTTCGTACTTAATAGTCAATTAAGGGACCGATGAAAAGACTCTCTACTTTGCTTTCGACGATGATCTTGAGCGCAGGACAGTTGATCTGCGCTCAGAGTCCCGGCACCGTAACGACTGGCCCTGGCAATGACGCAGGCCTGCTTTATGCGTCTAACTTCGGCCAGTGGCAGGTGCCCCAGGGAAATACTGGTCAATTCGCTTGGTCTGTTCCATCATTCTGCACCGTGACAGCCTCGAATATTCCTCTGAATCCAGTTTTCGCCGTTGGCACGCCAATCTACATCAGGGATCAGGTTTCAGCCAATAGCGAGATCGTGACTCCCTCGGCGGTCAGGGTAAGCGGGTCGGGATGCTCAATCACGGTCAGTCCGGTCAACCATCACTCCAGCTTCACCCTCGGCTCGGCAACCGCTGGATTGCAAGAGGCGATAAACTACGCGCACGGCCTGCCCTACCAGGTGATTCTGACGCCGGACTGGACGCGGCTGGGCGGTACAACAGCCATGATTACGTCAGCCATGGGAAGTACAAACGTACCCATTTTTGACTGGCGATCATCGGTGATTGTGCCTTACCTCTGGAACGGCTCGGCTTACGTCGCCTCCTCGCTGTCCTTTGCCGGATGTACGTCTGTGGGAGTGGGGAGCATCACCTGCACTGGGACCATCGCATCGGCAAATGTCGTTGATTCGGCTCTGACATCTGGCGATTGCGTGCAGGCGGGGGCCGGCGGTTTGCTGACTACAATCACTACTCCATGCACCACCGGCCCCATCAACCCTGGCACAACCGGACAGATTGCCTACTACTTAACCAACGGTACAGCGATAAGTGGAGAAACGAGCGTCCCGGTGACGGCGGGTGGCACCGGCGCGACCACCGCCGCAGGAGCACTAGCGAACCTGGGCGCGGCTGGGTGGTCAACAGGATCGAACGCTCCCTCGGCAACGTGCTCCTCGTTGGTAAACAATGGCACGTTTTACACGAGTGCTGCGTTGACTCTGTACCAATGCAGCAACGTAAGCGGGAGCTACACTTGGAATTCGGTAGGAGGGAGCACGGGAGCTTTCCTTCCGCTTGCGGGCGGCACCATGTCCGGGCCTATTGTCGTTTCCTTGGGGTCTGGTCTGCAAGGTTCTTCGGCTAACGGTGTGGGCGTACAGGGTGGTGCGGGCGCCTTCTATGATCTTCAAGTGTTTAATGCTGCGGGGACAAATACCCCTTTAATCGTATTCGACAGTGGCAAGGTGACAACTACCCATAACACTCTTGATGACGGTAGCGGCAAAGCAGCTGTTTCTTCATTGGCAATTAACGGCAGTACCCCGATAACCTCCACGAGCAGCGCAACCAGTCAGGCAGTCACTTGCGCCCCCGGCGGCACGTCTACGCAGTATTGCGGGGCTGATGGCGCGTGGCACACGGCGGCGACGGGTAGCGGGACAATTAATTCAACGAGTGGCTACAAGATACTTAGCGGCCCATCTTCTGCGGGTGCGGTTGCTCAAGGTACGAACATCACCACGGACGCGACGGGAAACAACTTGAATGTGCCGGGCACTGAAGCAGACGGCGCATTGCAAGTCAACGCTGGTACCGCCATGAATGCGAATCAAGGTAACGGGACTTTGGTGCAGCATTCTACCGGAACGGCCACGGTTAACGACCTTTTGAAGTTCGATGCCAGCGGCAATGCTATTGACTCCGGGGTTGCATCGGGATGGCCGTACCAACCCCACTTTGCGTACCTTGCGCCGAATACGCCTCTTGCGTACCCGCTTGTCACACTTATTGACTCCAGCGGCAACGGCTACAACGGAACGACTGGCGCGACGGATGGATTTCACAAGCCCTCGCATTTCAACAACGGGGATGGATTTGTCTTCGCCCCGTCCTACACTTATGAGGGGTGGATAACCATACCGGCTGCGGCCACCTGTGGAGTAAACACGGTTATTGCGCTTTTTACACCAGCCTCGCCCAATCCGGTAGATGCGAACGGTACTCAATGGCTGCTTGCGGACCCTGGATCGAACGGGATCATGATTCAGAACTCGTATGGCGGGGTTTTTCCAGCGTCAGGCGCTCACTCTCAAAATGCGCCGACAGATCTGATGTACGGGAACATCGCCTTTGGGTTCACGACAGCGGGAAACGACTACATATATGGGGTCAACCAGACCAGCACGGTTTATCAAAGTAACAGCTTTTCCCTGTACTGCGGAAGCGGGAATACCTACATTGGCCACAATGCGGGGATAGCCGGATCATCCGGGTTTGCCGGATCGCTGCAAGCTCTTATTGGCTTTACGCAGACTTTAACTCAAGCTCAGGTAGAGCAAGCGTTATCGTATGCAACTCAGCAGATTCAAGCCTACAACGGAGTGACCTTCGCCAAGCCCCCACAGGCTACGAAGGTTTGGTATCAGGGTGATTCCAGGAGCGTTAATTTCGGGTCGTCGTTCGCACTGAATACGTCGCGTGGGTACTATGTCGCAAAGGTCAACTCCGCGCTGTCTGCATATCAGGCCATTGGCTTGTCGGGAACAGAACTATCACTAATCAACGGGCAGTTAGGCGGCCTGGGTACGATGCTGACGGAAACAAATAATTTCCAAATCCTGCACCTGGACGCTATCATCAACGACATCTACCAGGGGATTTGCACAAGCGCCGCAGCCTGCTTCGCAACAATTCAGGCATCGGCGGATAGCACCCACTACGGCCAAGTGCCGAATATGACGAAGGTATACGCGACGGCGCTCCCTTTTGGTCAGATGACCAGTGCAAGGGAAACAATCAGGCAGGGTACAAACGCTCTAGTCGTCGCTGGCGCAATCGCGGGAACGCTGAACTATCAGGGCGTGGATGACATTGCCACCGACCCGATTGCAGCCACGCAGACGGCTCCGACTGCTTATCTGCCCAATCAATCCGCGATCTCTGTAAGTTCATGCTCTTATTCCAGCCCCAACGAGACGTGCACTTTATCGAGTCCGTTACCTAGTTATGAGTGCTACGCGGGGTCTGTCTTGCTGTTCGCTGGCGCTGCAAGTCAGGTAAACGGCAACAAAACTCTGACCAGTTGCACAGGGAGCACAGTGGTCTTTCCAGTGGCCTCGAATCCTGGAGTGACTACGGGAACAGCGACATGGGTCACAAATGGGAACTGGTACGTCGATGGGACGCATGAGGGGCCAGCACTCTATCAGGAACTCTCTACACAGGACAATGTTTCGATGCTTGCCGCACAGGGCGCATTGAACACCTGCACGCTCATCAAAAAGCAGATTCCTTGGCAAGTCCCTGCTGTGGCGGGAGTGGGAACTCCAGCCACGACGCTGACTCTTCCCGTACTTCAGCTCTTTCCCGGCTGGCAGGTTTGTTCGCTGAGTGTCAACGTCACCACAGCTTATACAGGGCCTACGACGCTGACGATGAGTATCGGCGACAGTACGGGGACGGCAACACAATATCTCGCGCCAACGAATCTGATGGCCACGGGTACCACGATTGCATCTCCACCGACTTTTGCGTCGTCAAACGGCGTGGTTCAGCTTAATTTCATCTCCACTGTTGCGAACATTAATGCGATAACTGGAGGAAATGTGAACGTGAATATCGGCGTGATTGTGCGGCCGTAGGCAGCGCGGCGAAAGACCGAACGATTCGCGGGGCATCATCTCGCTCTCCAGTGTTGGTGGCTCGGCCTCAGGCAACACAATTTCCTACACGTTCGCTGTTCCATTTACGTCAGCGCCGTTGGTGATGACGCAGTATGCGGGAGCAGATACGACATGGAGTGCACCTACGGTCACGAAGACAGGCATCACATGGATACACTCTGCCGCAGTGCCGTCCTGTTGTGCAACCTACACCGTGACTTATCAGGTGTTTCCATGACCCTCGCACTTGCACTGATTCTTGCAGCAGGGCTCAGCCTCCGGCGCCTCTGGCCGGGATGGGGGACAGGTAATTAAGCGATGGGCAATGCAGTACCGGCGAGGCTCCAGTAAATAGGAAGGCCGGGGTAGACAGAGATCGAGGGCCAGGAGATGACATGGCGCAGGGACGAGAGCATGAATACGATCTGCAATGCCAAACTGAGTGTCTCGCGCTCGCAAATTTGCGCGGAGAGGTAGGAACACAGAAGAAGATGCTTGAAGACCTTGTTCACGATCTACGCGGCAATGGTAACCCAGGATTCTTTCGGGAAATGGCTAACTTTCAGAAAGAAGCCCACGAGTTCTTTACCGATCACAGAGCGCACGAAAAGGACCACGAAATACACCAAAACAAGCGCGACCAGGGAATCAAGGATCACCTTGAGGCAACAAACCGAAAGCAGACAATTCGACTCTCTATTGCCGGAGTGATTATCGCTGGCCTGATGCTCTGGCTTACCTACCGCGACTCGATGCGCAAAATAAGCATCAGCATCCCGATTCCGGGCATATCATCGTCACAGGGAACAGCACCGCAAACGGTGACTAGCGAAAGGATAAGTCAATGAGCACGTGGCCGAACAAACCGAACCCACTTCCTCCTCCCGGTCAACCAATGCCGAAACCGCCAGACCCATGCGTGGAAGCGCCCGTCACAGAGCCGGATCAGGTATGGGATGACCCAGTTCCGGCGCAGAAACAGGCGCGAATCTGGCGCGAAGACGTGATCCGGCTGGAGAGCGTCATCGCCAAACTGACAGCAAAGGAGTAGCCATGCAATTCCTCAAACAACTGTGGGCCTCGATTAAGAGCAACCCTATTTTCGTCACCACTTCCAGTGCTGCCGTGGGTGCGGTGGTCTCAGCGATTCAAGATGAGCTTGCATCCGGAAAGATCGACTGGACGCGCGCTGGTCTGAACAAGCTGACCGGCTATGCCCTGACCGCTGCAATCGCCGCCCTGGTGCATCTATACCGTCCCGCGCCGGGCACTAACCCAAACGCAACCAAGCAGTAAGGAGGACCATGAAACGAATCACCGCAGTAGTCGCCGCCGTCGCGCTCTGGGCGTCGGTTTGCTGGATGAGCGCATGCTCTGGAGTCACCATCGCTCAGGACATCGTAAACTGGACCCCGACCGTTGTTTCAACCGCTACCACTATCGGCCAGGTCGTTGCCAGCCTTGACCCCGCGGAGGCAACAATTATTGCCGCTGCCACAACCGGTTTTGTCGCGGCTGCCGATCTATTTTCTAACCAGGCAAAAACCTATCTCGCCAACCCGACCGCAAGTGCATTGCAGCAACTTCAAGCTCAGATACTCGGATTTCAGCAGAATGTCAACGCTGCACTCTTACAAGCGGTGAAGATCGTCAACCCCGCCAGTCAGCAACGTATCATGCTGGCGATTCAAGGGCTGGCCACAGCACTAACGGCGGTTCTGGCGCTGATCTCTACTATCAAAGGCAATACGCTCTCTGTTGGGGTCATCGCCGCACCTATCAAGGTATCCATGGTCGAGCCGCTGATGAACCAGCAAGAGCAGATCAGAATGATCGCTGCGCACTACGGGACATCTGAGAAGCAGGCGCAGATTCAGATTACCTTTGCGCAGCAGCAGCTTTCCGCAGTTGGGCTGTAAATTCCCCTGGAGGCCGCAACCTTTGTCGTTGAAAGGATGTCGCGGCAGTTGCCAGAGCAGGAGGGGCCTCGAAAGGGGCCCTTTCCATTTCAAGATGTTGCCTCTCCGGTTTCTGCCGCTTCCCGGGGATCACGCGGGCTCGAAGCAGAGCGGCGGTAGAGCCCGCGGCAACACAAATTCAAGAGTCGAGGAAACCATGGACATCAATCACTCAAAAGGCAAGTCGATGTTTCGGGCAAAGAAGATCCCGCTGCCTGGCAACGAGAAGTTCCACATGAAGCAAGAGGAGCCGCTCAACAACGGCGCCGCAGAGAAACCGTCGAATCTCAAGCCGAAGAGAGCCGGTCAGCGCATCTTTGGCAAGAAAGCGGGCTGCTAATGAGTGCACCGGGATACGCTGGAAGCCAGTACGTCCTCGACATCAACGGCAGCGGCGGTGCATTTGTTTCCGTCCTAGCCAAGTCCACCGTCCGCCGGCTCATCATCAAAGAAAGCACACTTACAGCCGCTGGGGGAGCAAACACGCTTCAAGGCCTGCTCCAATACAGAGTTCCAAACGACAACACAGCCAATGGGTTTACGACCATCTTCACCGAGGCCGGCGCGAACGACGTAACCGCTCAGGGAAACATCACTGAGGCGGAGATTGTCCTTGGCGGGGACCGAACACAGCACCTGGAGATGGGCGAGATCATCGGCCAACTCGCACAGCCAATCGTGGGCATGCCCGCCGCACAGCAGGCGGCACAAGCGGCTACTACGATGATCCAATTGCGCTCTGGCACTGCGACAGGGACCAGTGTCATGGTCATCGAGTACAACTAATGCGATTCCCTTGGGTCTCCCGCGAACGCTTCAACGAGGAACGCACTCGCGCGCAGAAGGCTGAAGATGCGCTCGAAGCGCTGCGCACCAAATTCCTCGACTATCTGGAGCGGCACCCAGCGGCGCTGCCTGTGATTGGAGCGGAGACAGACTTGTCGAAGATTCAGCCAATCCAGGGCCGTCCCACCATCGCCAACGTCATCGGCTTTGCCAATCAGAGCGCTTACGCCGCGGCCCAGGTCCCCGGCGCCAAGGGTGTAGCGGCGCAGCTCGACGAAATGCGGGCTAGATTACTCCGCATAAAGAGGGAAGCAAATGGCGGCTAGTCCTCCAGTTCTGACCATGCAATCCGGCGCGATGCCGCCAGATCAAGGGCAGCAGCAACCGCAACCCTCGCCCAACGTCGAGCACAACCCACAGAACCCTCTCCGCGGCGACTCTGAGCAGCTCGAGCGCATGTGTGGACTGACCAAGGAGGAGGGTCAGCGCATCGTCGGCGAGATCATTCAGCCATTCCGGACCCAGTGGGCAACCGACCGCATCATGAAGATGCCGAACTGGCTCAAGAGCACCGAGTACGACAAGGGCAAGCAGATTCTTGGATGGGATCCGATCAGCCGGACTTACTTTGATGCGGTCGCCTGGTATCGCCAGAACAATCAGGAGTCCGATTACAGCTACCTCGAGAAGTATGTCAACAACATCACTCAGACCTGCCGGCGCAACTTTGCCGCGGCCGTGGCGCGCGCCGTGCCCCCCGTCGTTGTTCGTCCTGAGAACGCTGAGAACCTGGCCGACATGACGACCGCCAAGGCTGCCCAGGAAGCAATCTCGATCATCGAAGAGGCGAATGCGGTCAAGGGCTTGCTCGGACTGGAATCCCAATACCTATTCCTCTACGGTGTCTACTTCAAGTGGACTCGGTTCGTCATCGATGGGACATGGGTAGGCTATAAGGACGTTCCGCAGTATGGCGACGTCGATGCCAAAATCTCTGACGACCATTTCCATTGCACCACCTGCGGGCAAGACTCCTCTGAAACGGAGATGGCCCAATCTGGCGGCATGAACTGCGTGCACTGCGGTGCGCAGCTCAGCCCCCAAGACTTCCAACCTGGCGAGACATCCTCGGTCATTGGCCAGACCGGGACGAAGAAGAAGCCGAACGGGCTGCCGAAGTGGTCTATCTATTCTCCGCTCCAGGTCGACACCGATCCAACCAAAGAGTTTCTCGCCGATGTTCCGCTTCTGGCGCTTGAGTGGGAAGTTGACGCCTCGGACATTCGCGCAACCTTCCCTGACATGGCCGATGAGATAACCGAGGGGGTCGAGAGCGCGACAAACGACAACGCAAGTTATGAGCGGCTGGTCCGGACGATGGTATTCTCGTCCTCGTTCTCGGTCACGGCCGACATCTTCGCGGCGCGCGGGACGTACTCGCTCGTCTGGGTCCAGCCAAATTCCTACTACCGCATCGCTGCGGACAAGCCTTTTGTCCAGAAGTTGCAGCAGCTATTCCCCTACGGTCTAAAGTTGAGCATGTGGGGCCCGGTGATCCTCAACATCGAGCCGGCCGTGCTGATCAAAGAGTGGTCGGCCTGCAAACTTCACCACGGTTACGGCCTATATCCGCCGAGCGTGGCCGACAACGTAGTTCCGTTCAACGAGCGGTTCAATGCCATCAACAACATCCTCGACGACTACATGGAGCGCTGCTCGACTGGCATCACGCTGGTTGACCCCAGGCGCATCGACATTCGGGAGATGAGCGGCAAGCCGCTGACTGGCGGAGTGCTCAATCCAACCCCGTCAATCGGCGAGGGAGTCACCCAGCCTCTGTCGAATGCAATCTACCACTTCCAGTTCCAGATGGACCCCGGCCTGATGAACTACCTCGACCGGCTCTGGAACTACTGCCAGATCATCTCCGGCATACCGCCCCAGGTATCCGGTACCGGGACCACACCCGGCGTCGAGACCGGCAAGGGTCAGAAGCAGATGCTCGATCAGGCCATGGGACCGCTGGGCGACATCTACGATTCGATCAAGGATGAACATGCCGCCGCCGGCCAGAACGCCATTGAGTGCCTTCAGGTCAACATGAAGTACACTGGCTCACTTTGGCAGGTAATTGAGGAGAACGGCAGCGAGTTCCGCAACAACTACGTCCACCTTGACGAGATGCAGGGACGGGTGAGGGTGAAGGCCAACACTGACGAAGGCCTGCCAATGACGCCCGAGCAAAAGCGGCAATGGTGCGAGACCATCATGGAGATGGCCGAGAAGCAGAACCCGGCAGCCCTGGCCTGGCTTGACGAGACAGCTAACCAGCAACTCCTCAACGATTACTGGGGTCTGCCGGGCTCGGTTGCCCCTGGCGCCGCACAGCGTTCAAAGACGCTTCAGGACATCCGCCGGCTGCTCCAGACGCCCCCTACACCGAAGATTGGCCCCAACGGGATGCAGATGACCGACCCCGACGACGGGACGCCCATGTTCAATCCGTCGATCGCTCCGAACAAGTGGGTTGAGGATTACACCATTCTGCTCCCGACAATCGACCAGTTCTGCGCTGAGAACTGCGACGTCAAGCAGCAGAATCCGCTCGGCTGGCAGAATATCATCGCGTTCAAGAGGCTGGCGCTCGATTACGAGGCACAGGTTGCCAGCTATAAGGAAAAACTCAAAGGCGAGATTGGCCGGGCAGGTGCGCCGCCTCCGCCACAACCCAATCCGACCGTGCAGCAACTTGAAGCCGCAGCACTTGATGATGCCATGGCCGCACTCGCCAACCTTCGGCAGCAAGCCGCAGTCCCGATCACGACACCTAAACTCAGTGGAGCACCCGTACAGGCGGCAAAAGAGTTGGTTGATAAGGTCTCAAAGTTCATTTCAGCATAAGGAGAATTGGCATGTCTCACGTCTTCAATGACTCAGTAATTTATGTCCGGAACGGCAAACCCATTCCGGCAATCGTGCTCTCGTCGCTCCAGTCCGATAAGGGCGAACTGCTCACCCTGCTCTACGCACAGCCTGAGATTGGCCCCACGCTGCTCGCCCAGGGCACCACGCGCGGTATTGCGCAGGTGCAACAGGCGGTACAGCCATTTGTCGAGGGGAATGTGTTTGGGTGGAGGCCATGGGGCGAAGTGGCACCAGTTGAGCCGGTTCCTGTTCCTCAGACTCCAACTGCTATCCCCGACAGAGCCCCCGAGCAACTCGACGAGGCTCAAGGCCCGGTCACGCCCGGCGCGCCCGAGTCGCCGCACGCGATCGAGCAGGCAGGTGGCCATCAGGGCGCAGAGAATCCCGACGGCGGAGAGTTTGGGCACGGCGTCGGCACCATCCCCGAAGGCATCACCATCGCCCCGGAAGTTCCATTGGTCGAAGGCGAACCAGGATCAACCTCAGACAACCCGCTCCCCGGCTAAAAGTCACTTCGCCATCGTGTCAACCACAACCTGACAACCTGACGGGACAAGTTCTCGCAGTCTTTTGAAGGAGCATCACCCATGGCAACAACCCCTGTAATCCCGATCTCAGCACCAGCCGCCGCCGCGCCCGCACCGGCCCCGGCTCCAGCGCCCGCCGCTGCTCCTCCGGCAGCATCCCCCGCTTCGGCGGCCCCGTCCACCCCCGCGCCAGCGGCAACAACAGCAACACCCGCCGCTGGCGTCTCGCCGTCCTCGACCACTCCGCAGCCGCCCGCCAAACTCAACCCCGGCGAGTACGGCAACGCCACCGACTCCTACATGGCCGAGGTTCAATGGAAGCAGGACCTGGCCGCATTCAAGGAAGCGAACCCCAATGTCCCGGTAACTGACGAATCGCCGTGGGAAGGAACGGAAGCGCCTGCAACCGAGACGCCGGCCGCCGAACCGGAGGCGCAACCAGTAGAAGGTGAGACGAAACCGGCCGAGACTGAAACGGCCGCCGACGCCGAGCCGTTCACAATGGACGATGGACCGGCCCCGCTGACGCCCCAGGCGCTCAACGATCTGCTCAAGGGCGATGAAGCGCTCAAAGCTGCAGTCGAGGCTAACCCTGCTGCCAAGGGCGCATTATTCAAGATGGCGCGCGAGAACGCGGAACTGTCGCAATTCAAGGGCATTTTCCCGAACAAAGATGCTGCCACCTTTGCCCGCGACACCGCCAATCGCACCATCGGCCTGCGCAGCCAGTTCCAGATGGCCGAGACGCCGGAGGGAATGTCCAAGGCATTCGACTCGTTCATGCAGGAGTTTGCGGTTGTCGGCGCCGATGGCAAGCAGGTCATAGACGAAACAGGCCAGCCGGTCTACGGCGACGACCTGTACCTCTTTGGCGAGCACGTGGTTGACCGTTATGCGGATTCAACGCTTGCCGAGGTCGAGGCGCGCATTGCCGCCAACCAGTATACCGATGATGCCCAGCGGGAGCGGGATAATGATCTCAAGCTCGCGCTCTCAATCATCAAGGATGACTTGCACCCGGCAGATCCAGCCGTAAAGCAAGATCCCGACCTGTCGCACCTTGACGAGAATACCCGCAAGGATGTTCAGGCCCGGCTTGACGAGGCCAAGCGGATCGAGAGCGAGAATGCTGCGGCCAAGGCTGGCAGCAAGAAGCAGAACCGGGAACAGGCCCGGACTGAGGGAAATGCCAAGTTCTTTGCCGATGCCGGCAAGCGGACATTCGATCAAGCCCGCGGCATGGTCGAGAAGCTCCGCGCGGCTGGCGCCGTCATTCCGCAGTGGCAGTTGGACGCCAAAGTTCCCGGCCAGAACTACACCGCATTCGACAACGAAGTAGGCAAGGCTATTGAGACGCACATCAAAGCCGACCCCTACGAGAGCAACAAGCAAATGCAGCTTGAGTTGCAGTACATCGCCAACCCAACCCCCGAAAACCTCCAGGCACGTCTTTCCGCCTTCGACGCCATGTTGCAGTCGAGAGATGATAGCGGCAAGAGCCTGCTCAACCGGATCGTGACCAAGCTGGTTCGCCAGTACGGCCAGCAGGCATCGACCGCAGCGACAGCCGCAGCGGGAGCAGACAAGGCTCCCGCGGCCAGCGTCGAGCCGAAGGCAGGCCCGGCAGCCCGCCCGCAGCAGATGAGCCCCGACGACGCATACAGAGAGGCAACAAAACAACTTGCATCCGAGGTAAAAGACTGGCATTCTTTAGGTGCAAGCGAGCAAATGAGCCAAACGCTCGCACGCCAACGGCGATTGCTGGTTGGCAGGTAGTAAGTTTGCTCCGCAGCGCGAAAACGGTCCCCTCTTGGGTCTAACCGGCCCTACATTGGCATTGGTTCCCGCAAGGGAAAGAGTCCGGGGGCGGAGCAAAAGAGTTCGAGGAAAAACGATATGCGCGGGTTCGTTTACTTGATTGGCTCTAAAAGGCATAGTTGGTACAAGATAGGAAGAGCCTTGAGTCCGCGCGTTCGCGTGAGGGAATTAGGAATCTTGCTCCCTTTTGAGTTGGAGATTTTTGCTGTCTGGAAAACCGTAAACTGCGTGGAACTGGAAACCTACCTGCATAAGCGATACGCCGCGCAGAGACTTAACGGGGAATGGTTCCATTTTAATGGTCCTGATCTGGAAGTATTGATCGAGGATCAGAATTTGCCGTTGTTTGCCGAGCGCATAGATGTCGCCCAACCGAAGCCTCGCCGGGTCAAACCAGAGCGTTTGTTCATGCAGCTCATGCGAGTGTGGTTAGAAGTCAACAACCTGGAAGATAACGGAAAGAATAGAGGCCTAGCCTCACAAGCGGTTCGAGAAGAGTTGGCTGTTCGTAAGGGTAAGAACGATCCAGACGTACCAAATATCGGCGTATCATCCGCTTCCGCCGACGGGACGATCGATTCGAAAACCTTAGTGATTCAGTAACCTTTCGCCGCGCGTAGGGCTAAGCCCTCACCGCCCCAAGCCGCCCCTGGCATCGTCCCGAGGCGCACCGCCCACTCCTAACCGAGCAATGCCGCGACACGCTCCCCACATGGAACGTGAGCGAAGGAGTGTTTCATCATGCCCGCACCTAATTTCACCACCGCATCTGCTGATTCCGTCATCATGCTGCAGACCTACACGCCCCCCAAGGAAGTCATTGAGAACATGGAGTCGGAGCTTGACCGCCGGTTCTCGACCATGGGCCCGCAGACCATCACCAGCCTCCAGGAATTCCGCGTCATGCTGCAGTACGAGTACGGTGGCAGCTTCGGCGCCGGCTCGACCGATGGCGGCAACTACCCGACCGGCACTGGCGGGGCCTACAACGAGGGGATTATGACCCCCGTCGAAATCCTGCTCGCCATCACCTGCACCGATCTCCAGAAGCGCATCGGCAATTCCGGCAAGACAGTTATCGCCGTCAACCCCGTCGACAAGCTCGTGGCCGACGCTCACACCAAGATGCCCAAGAAGCGGAATCAGTCGCTTCAGGGATTCAACACCGGCCAGATCGCAACCGTCTCGGCCACCTACGCCGGCGGAGGCGCCAACCCCATCGCTCTGGCATCCTCGCCCTTCGGTTCCCGCCTGATCGACATTCAGGACACCGTTCAGTTCATGTCGGGCGACGGAAACTACACTCTCCGCGGCGCGGCTGTTGTGGTCGATGCTCCCAAGAACGGCATCGGCACTGGCAACCAGATCACTGTTGACAATGTGCCCCCTGGCGTGGTCGCCGGCGATTACGTGATGGTCAACAACGTGGCGTCTGGATCCCCGCTGTTCTTCAACGGCATCCAGTACATCGTCAGCCCGAACACGACCGGCGAGTATCTGGGGATGGACCGTAGCCTCTCCTACGTCCAGAGCCCGGCCTACAATGCCAACTCCCTGCTCACCCTGGGTATCGTCGAGACGTTCCTGACCCGGATGCAGCAGGCCATGGGCAACACGACCTATAATCGCGACCGGCCCAAGAACTTTTGGTACGGACACAACGCGCAAAGGGCATCGTGGAACCAGTTGGGATTTGCCATCCAGCAAGTGACCATGCCGACCGGCAAGGCTCCCAAGTTTGACGGCGTGCCCGACACGTTCACCATGGAGATGATTGCCGGCGTCGAGTGGCTTCTGGACACCGTGGCGGCCATCGACAAACTCTACTTCATGGATCGCTCCAGTATGATCCGCTGCCGCTTCAATGATGCGCCCCAGTTTGTCCCCGGTCAGATCGAGGGCATCTGGTTCCAGCGGCCGAGCGGCAACAACACGTCGAGCTACAAGGATGCCTGGCTCTACGACGCCGTAAACTACGCCTCGCGTAATAACTGGACGAGCGGCGTTATCTATGGCTTGTCCATTCAGACCAGCTTTTCAAATTAGTGAATTGTAAGGACTTAGATTAATTCTATGTCCTTCCAATTCAACCCCGACACGTAACCTCGGCGGGCTGCTTCGGCGGCCCGCTTCAGTTTGGAGGAAGCATGACACCACCCTGCAACGGTGAAACAGTCAAGGAGCGAGTTGAACGGGAAGCACGAGAGAGCATGATTCCCGAGGGCGAGTTGATTGGGTCTTTCGACGCTCAAGTTTGGGCGAAGGAATTCGTGAAGCATAACCTGGCTTATCACATTGGGCTTGATGAGGCCACGTTGACCACTTGGTTTGCAAACGCGCTCATGCGGGGCTACGACGAGTACCGCTGGCGCACCAAGGCTTACAAGAGGTCCATCCGTCGCGCTTTGCATCCGTGGTATTCTTGGCGGCGCTACTTCACTCCGCTCGATAGGTTTGGTCGCTAATGCTCGATCCTCTCCGCGACACGCCCCATGAAGTAACCGCCAAACTACTCGCATGGGGTGGCAAGAATGAATTCAATCAGCCGAATTGGCGCATCATCCTTGCTGAAAACCATCTCGTCCAGCGCGCCGGCATGTGGACGGAATTCGCAGAGGACACCGAGCAGGTGCACTTTGAGACGGTCGGCAAGGACGTTCGCTACCAGACCCGCCAGATCGCGCCGGACGCTATTCGAGTCGGCATGTTCTGGGTTCCCAAGTATCCCTGCACCGGCTGGATTCTTGAGCGGTGGTTTCCGCCATCGGCTTA